TTCTAGGATTTTATTATTTTGGTCTATGTCTTCTTCTAAAATCAACGCGTTTTTATAAGTTGAACCTTGAGACTTGTGTGCTGTAATAGCATAACTGTATGCCACATTAGCTGACCACTTTAACACTGTGTAATACTTTGCCCATTCTTTTGAATCTTTTGTCTTTTTAGCGTAGTCTTTTGTCATCTTTAATACATTCTCATACTCTTTTAAACTATCCTTGTGTACAACAAATATAGTATTAGTGTAAGGTTTTTCTGGATTCTTTGGATTATATGCATTAACCTTTAGTTCATAACCTTTTAACGTAACCCAATGGTTATTAATGTGAAAAAGCTGATCTACAATCTTTACATCTAATACTTTTAAATCCTCTGAGGTATTAAATACTATTTGGTAAGTCCCAGTATCTATATTGTATTTAAAAATTGGTTTCATAACAATAAGAGATTCACCAGGAAAATAAGGATTAGACTCATGATTTTCACCATACATCAATTCCCTAGCAACATTGTTAATGTAATTGATTGTTTTATTTTTCCAAGCTATTACCTTAAAGTAATCTGAATTATTTTTATAATTATCACAAATAAAATATTCTTTTAATAAACCTTTTATTTTTGACTTTTCAGTTTGTGAGTCTATAAAAATAATACCATTACCATTACTGTTGAGTTCTGTATTTAATACAGGTAACGGTTGTTTTCTAAACAAATTCTCTCTAATTTTAAATGATAAGTCAACAACTGGATGGTCACCTTTTTGACGCATTATTTGTTTTAACTCTACTGTTTTAAAATCATATGGAGAATTCTTTTGAAAAGGTATGCTATCTAACTTATTAACTGGTGGAATTTGTGCGGGATCACCCATGAATATAATTTTTAATTTTTTAGAAAATTTCATTATATCATGACAGATTTTATCATCTAACATAGAAACTTCATCTACAACTAGATAATCATATTTCAACAAATTAGATTTATTAAATGTATCCAGCATAAATAACTGATCACCGTTATCAGTAATTACTTCTTTAAGACCTAACATTTTGTGAATAGTACTATATACAATACTCTTTTTCATGTCAAATATATCTTCAAAGATGTAACCATTCATACCTGATTGTAAAGAACTGTTATACAACACTCCTACAGCTTTGTTGGTAGGAGCACTAATACCAATTGACTTATTATCAGTAGTATAGGTGATATATTCTAGTATTTTTTTTACTAGATATGTTTTACCTGTGCCCGCATAACCTTTTAAGATTATTGCAGAATTCTGTGGATTTTCTAAGAAATTAACTATTTCTTCAAATGCAACAGACTGATCCTGGTTTAGACCTAAAATTAGTCTTGAACGTATTAATGTTTTAATGCATTCCTCTGCTACTGTAAAGTTTTCAGGGTCAGCTGATTTTACCATTAAACTTAAAGTCTCAGTCTGTTGATCATCAATAAGATTTTTATCATTAATCTCATTAATCCTTTTAATCCACCTTTGTTTTTTTTCATTTAATTTCATAGTTTACCATATGATTTTATATTTAAAATGTAGATAACAAAGATCTGATACTTTGTTAAACATGTTTTCTGAATTCCATTTTTCCATGTTGCTATGAGCAGCTGATGCAGGATGAGAACAAAATATCTTAAAATTATTTTCTGATACAGAATCTGCCCACTCTTGTGCTTTTCTACCCATAAAAACATATATTAATCCTGGATTATAACACATTAATTGGTCCATTAGGAAAGCCATGAACGGTTGCCATATGTTGTAATGTTGACCTACTTTTCCTACAGTAGTAGTAAAAGCTGAATTTAACATTAGTATGCCTTGGTTTGACCACCGTTTAAGATCTTTATCCCATACATAACCATTTGGATATACTATGTCTTCAATTTCTTTAAACATGTAACGCATTGATGCCTCTGGATTTTTAGTGTTAGAACAAGAAAATGCTATACCATCTGCTACACCCATGTGAGGATAAGGATCTTGACCAATCATTACAACTTTAAGTTGATCATATGGACATTCTTCAAAAGCTCTAAAAACTTGTTTCAGTTGAGGAGTAAATCTTTTACCTTCTTGAGCATCTTTTAGTAAAGCCTGTAAGATTTTATCAAAGTCTGAACTCAAAATAAAAGTTTTTAATTTATCCGCCCAACCTGAAGGCTTAAGTTTTTCATATAACTTTTGTTTTATTTCTTCTAAATTTATTGTGTTTATTTTTGTAGTCATAAACTTTTTATGTTTAAATTTTTTTAATTAAATTTGGTTTATGGAAGATAACAAACAACCACCAGTTGATTCAACTGAACCAGAAAAAATCAAATTAACAACTATTTCTCCACAAGAATTAATTGATATCAAAGTCTCAGGACATTTCTTAAATAAAGCACAAAAGCTATTAATGACCATGTGTGCTGAAGTAGGAGAAAAAGAAATGCTTGCTATATTTGAACGGATTAAAGATAACAAACCTGCTGAAAGTAGTCATGAAGAAGCAATCATTATGTTATTATCTATTGTTGACGGTATTGAAAAAGCTGCTTTAGAGCAAAACAAAGCCTCAATAAAAGAATACACAGGAGAAGAAGCTATAAAACTTTTTCAATTTCAGAATGCAAATGATTTTATCTAAAATTAATTCCCACCATATCCCCTGCATATATTAGTGATTCAATTACTAAACTTAATTCTTCTTTAGAGCACTCAGCTAGAGATTTGCAAAAAAGTACCTTTTCTCCATCATAGTCTACAACAAAACACAAACCTGACATTTTTAGAATGTCAAGTTTTGTTTTGTCAAACATTTCACCCTGTTCTTTTGCTAACTCTCTAATACAAACATGAATTTTTGCAAGTTGAGCAAGAGTTCCATCATCTTTATGAGCTTCCATAAACATGTCTGCAATCTGACCTAATTCAAGACTTTTAACAAAAGCTTCAAATTTTGGTTTAACTGCTTCTACAGGAGACATTTTAGTTTCACCAGTTTTTATAAATTTACCATGAAATATGTTATGCTTTTGAGCCATTGTTTTTTGCTTTTAGTAATTTTTTATGATTACTTTTTGCCAATTTTAATTCTTCTTTTTCTTGATTGTTTTTCTTAAAGACTTCTCCACCACGTGGACCTTTTTCTTTTTCAATTATTTCATTCATATGATTTAATTTATTGATTTATACTTTTTTGTAACCTTTTTTAACTTTATCATTTATCAGCTTACCATAAATACTTGAAGCTTTTTCAAAAGATACTGGAATTGGAGTTTTAGTACCTTTGATCAGGATTGATCCCCTGCGTCCGTATGCAAATATAACAACATATTTATCATCTTCTATTGGTTTTAATGTAACATTGTAAACCTTATCAGAGAATGTGTCATAATAATGCAAGCGTGTTATTTCTACTGTTTCTTTAGTCATTAGAAAGTTTGTATAAATTTAAAGCCCATGGTTTATGTTTTGTTTTTCCTGTGACATCTTCAATTGTAAAAGGTATATAACCACAATCTTCAAAGTCTTTTCCATTTTTAGGTAAACAACTTCTTAGATCATCTTCTATGGCTTTACAACTCATGCAAATAATATCAGTATTAAACCAAGACATTGTTCTGCTTTTAAGAGGTTCTGCACAACGCTTGCAGAAATTTAATGTAAAAAAGTTATCTGTACTCATGTTGATTAATTTTCTATTTTAGCTGTAAGACCTTGGTCTAGTAAAGCTTCACACACTGGTAAAAGTTTATCAAATGACCCATTTTTTACAGCACATTTGCCGTTGTTATGTATAATGTGAGCACATTGTTCAGCTTGCAATATGTTATGTTCACAATACTTTATAAAACACAATATGACATGCTCAAAAGTATTTACATTATCATTATACACAACAATGGATTTTGTTTTTTCTTTTTTTTCTAAAATAAGTACGTCATCATCCAGTAGGGGATTATATGTCATCTCCATCATGTAAAAAGTTTAACATTTTATTTCTTTCTTCTATAGCTTCTAGCCTTGGTTTGTCTAATTCTACAATAGACTCACCTGCCATTTCTAAATCTGTTTCTATCTCATCAATAAAAATAATTAAATCATTTAATTTTTTAGACAAAGCTTTAGTAATTTGCTGATTAGCAAGTATTTTTTGAATATACTTTAATTGCTCTTTTTGTTGAGCAAGTTTTTTAAGATTTATCTCCATCTTTTGGTTCTTGAGGATTAATGTTTGGGTCAGTAAATAAATGTTGGAACATTGTATGATTCCAACATAATTTTATCTGAGTACTATTGTAATGTTTTATTTCACGGGTCTTCTCATTAGCGACTACCCAGATTGTGTTTTCATGTGGACCATAGTCCATTATCATGAGGACAATACCATCTCCATGTGGTGTTTCCACCCATAGAATTTGGTGTAATTCATGAATTGCTGTCATAATTTTTATTATTTAAAAAATATATCTGATTGTGTTCCACGGTATAATTTTATCATGCAATTCAGTCCACTGTTTAATGTACTGAGCTTTAAGACCATGTTTATACCTTATATTTTCACCACCATACTGTGAAATTTTTCCTTCCTGTATCTCAGGCTTCCATAATAAATCTTCTCCAGGAAGATTGTTGGCTAGGTTATATTGATGCTTACCTTTATTATGAGTAAGAAAGATTACCTCAGCTTTCACAAGATGTTTATGCTTCCTATCTACAATGGCATCAACACCTTCAAACAAAATTCTGTATTGCTCTAACCATCCATCTGTAACAATTACAGGAGAAAAGTTAATATGAACATCATACCCAGCTTCTATAAAGTCATTGATAGCTCTAATTCTGTCAATAATTTTACTTGTATTTGGCTCCAAGATTTTTGCATATGGTGTTGGCATCAAACTAAATCTGATTCTAACCTTACCTTCAGGGTTAAATTCCAAAAGTTTAGGATTTACATATTTAGTTGCAAAAGAACCCATAGCTTTGGGGTGATTCTTAAAGAAGTCAAAGATTTTTCTCCACTCATGGTACTTTAGATGTAAAGCAAAGTCTTCATTGCATGAGATATCATAAGTAATATATTTCTCATGTGTTTGGTTAGGCTTCTCTACTGTAGCAAACCAAGCATGATGGTCAATAGCTGTAAGTATATCTTCTGTGTTAGTAGCTACTGTTAAACCTGTAGGTTTAT